AATGGGGATAACTAACTAGGAGAAAAAAAATGAAAAACGTAACGACTACTTTCTATCTAAAAGGTAGAATCAAGACTTTCAATTCAGAATCAGAAGCTAAAAATTTAGAAAAATTTCTAGATGAATTTAGTGAAGCTACTCCAGAATTGTTTAGACCTGAAAATAAAATAATTACATCTGTTAGGAGAGAAAATAATGTAACTCAAAATTTTAGATACATTACCAAAGATGAAATTAATAATTTTCTGTCTTGTAAATTTAAATCAATAATTAACTAGAGGTAACATGATAAAGAAATTTTTTAATGATAATAACGATTATTTTATAAAAAAAACTTATGAAATAAATAATGATTGCATAGAGCAATTACAACATTGTTGCGATGAACATTATCAAACTTGTCCTGATTTTTCTAAAGAAGAACAAGAAAGAGCAAGACTTGAATATCTATGGCTAGAAGATTTAAAAAAAACTAATAGCTTTGATATTTATTTTGTAAAAAAATTACCAGATAATGCTGATCTAAAAAACAAAATTTATTGTGTAAATAACGATAAATACAATGTGCATCGTCCTACTACTCACGAAATATTTAACGATGTTTTGAAATATTTTTATTTTTTTGAAGATGCTTGGAATAAAAATATGAATAAAGAGGGTTTGGATTATTATCATTGGTCTTCTAAAAAATCATTATTAGATAGCATAAAGTTAATTAATACTTTGCAAGATAATATCCCTATTTCTAAAAACAAAAGATATTTAAATGATTTAGAAAAATGGGTAAATACTGGTGATTTAGAAGAAAAAATAGTTGTAACATATCATTCATGCTAGAAAGGAGAAAATATGAAACAATTAACTAAAACAATTAAAGATAAATTAATTGCGAACCATAAAGCACAAGATGGTACTAAAAGTTTTAAAGCAGTTACAAAACTTTTTAATCCTGTAGGTGCTGGTACTTGGTATTTATCTGAACTTGATCCAGAAACTAATGTAGCTTTTGGATTATGTGAGATACATGAAAAAGAACTTGGATATGTAAGTCTTGACGAGTTGTCAGAATACACAGGTCCTTTAGGTTTAGGTATCGAAAGAGATAAATACTTTTCAAGCAACAAATATACATTAGAGGAGTGTAAATCGTTATGAGTATATATGCAGATGAAGTAAGAATCGGTGAGATAAATCATGTTTGGAAAGATGGTAAAAAAACTAATAAGACTGAACTAGAAAGCCATTTTGTATCTGATAAACCAATGTCATTAAAAAAAGTTGTAGATATGGCAGAAGTTTTTGAAGATAATCTTTCTGGTGGTTATAAGTTGGTTGTAACTTTAGACTTTATAGAAACATGAAACTATTCCCCATAGTAAAAAGATATTTAGTCCTAGCATTTTTGTTAGGACTAACTGTGGGGATAATAATCGGAGTAATATTATGAGTGATTGGAAAGATAAAAGAATCGGAGCGATCAATAGAATTGTAGAAAGAAAAAATTTAACTTGTTCGCCAGATAGTCCTTATTTTGATGAAGTAATAGATATTTATAATTCTGAAGCTACATCATTAAAGGAGTTTAAACTAGAAAGGAAAAAGAAAGATGAAAAAAATAATCTTCTTAATGCTATTATTAACAAGTTGCAGTTATAAACCTGTTATTGATACTGCTGGTAGAAGCGGAACTTTTGATATTTCTAAGTCAGATGAAATAACAAATGATCTGCAACATTGTAAAACATTAGCCAAAGATAATACTAATGGCTTTGTTGAGAGTAGTAAGTACGTTTGGAATTACTATTTTCGATCTGGTACTTTATGGCTTAGTCCTAAAGCTGAATATGACTATCCTAAATTATACAGAAATTGTCTAACGAATCGTGGACATTCGGTACTGAATTAAATGAAAAACTTAGACAAATTAAACTATGAAATAATTGGTATGATGGAAATTTTTAAAAAAAAACCTGATGCTAAATTATGTAATAGAATAACAGGACTTAAATTTAAATATTTAAGACTGAATCAAGGAATAACTGCTGAAGCTGTTGTTCAAGATAATAAACCCTATTTTAATACTGTTTATGATTTATATAAATTTGAAAAAGGTATTAAAACAGACGTATCTAAATTATTCGCATTGACTAAGTATTATGATGATACTGACGCAATGTTTTCAGTAATTACAGATATGAAACTTAACTAGTGAGGAAAATATGTGGAAAAAATACACATTAGAAAATGGCATAGTGCTATCTTATCATGACGATAAACATATGTATTATGTTAACGATAAAAAAGTAGAATCTGTGACAGGAATATGTCAGAGAGGAGTACCGAAACCACAACTAATTAATTGGTTAGTTAATACACCTATGAATGAGGTAAAAAGATTAATTAATGAAAAATTAGATATGGGAGAACAATTAGATAGAGCAATGTTAGAAAGAATATTTGCTACTGCAAAGAAAAAACCTGATACTTTTAAAGATGAGGGTGCTTTAGTTGGTAGTGTTGTTCATGGTCTAATAGAAGACTATCTAAACAATAAAAAAATTCCTACACAATCTGATAAAGCAGTTGTTAATTGCTGGAATCTTTTTTTAGATTGGTGGAATAAACAAGAGTATAAACCAGTTGCTATAGAAAAAAAAATCTATAGTCCTAAATATAAATATGCTGGTACTCTTGATCTTGTTGTAAAAGACAAGAATAACAAACTTGTTTTAATTGATATTAAGACAAGTAATCATGTAACATTTGACTATTTTTTGCAGTTAAATGCTTACAAGAGTGCATATGAGGAAGAAACTGCTAAAAAGATATCTAGTGCTTTTGTGGTAAGATTACCAAAAAAAGATTCTAATATTGAAATAAAGCAGATTCCTTTAAATAAAAAACTATTCAATGCTTTTCTTGGAGCAAAATATTTGATGGAACAAATGGAAAATGTTGAATACTAACAATAGGAGAATCTGATGGCATATAATAGACCACAGTACAATAAGTACCAGAACAAACAATCTGGTAGTAATGGCGGAACTGCTAAATTTATCTCTACTAAAAAAGATAAACTAATATTAGCAGTAGAACTCAATAATCAAAATTTAGTATTAAAAGGTTATTGGGATAATAGATCTGGTGGATTTAAGTTGTTTCCTTATTACGATAAGACGAAAAAAAATCCGCAGTTCAATCAACCTAAACAATCGTATCATCAAAATAACGATATGGACGATCAGTTACCACAATCTGAAAAAGAATGGTCACAAGGTTCTGCAACTGATTTCAATCCAGAGGAATACGAAAACCAATTAGGTGATTAATGAGTGACGATACTTTAGATAAGTACATAGAGCATAGACCTAAAGTCTTTGATCCTGATAAAATCCTTGTCTATCTTAATGCTTTGGATAAAAATAAAATAAAAGCAGAGGATGATTACGAGGAAGTAAAGGATCAATTACAAGAACAAATAGATTATATCATTCATGAAAAAGTTGAAAATCTAAAATGTTCAATAGCTCTTGCTAAAGTGAAAGCTACACAAGATGATAGGTACAAAGAAATTAGAGCTACTTACAGAAAAAGGAAAGCATATTATCTTTTGAAAAAAGTAGAAGCTAATAATGGTCATTCTTATTGTGAGAATCTAAAGCAGAAATCTATCAATCAGTTAGCGATTGATAAACTTACACTAAAGCATTAATGTTTATATTGAGGGCGAGAAATCGCCCTTAATGTCTTGTAATTTCTAAATGAGAAATATCTGTATTCTCATCTATTCTTTCAAATGTATAACTATAATCAACCAAACTTACATCATCACGATCAATAACTTGTTGAATCATTTCATTTACTTTAGGAAAAGTAGGAGTAAGATCAATAAAACGAAAAGCAACATAATGTCCATAAACTGAATTAGTTGTTTCTATTTGTAATTCTAAATCTGTAATTACTGCATCAATCATAATGCAATATAACTTATGTAAAATTTAATTGATATTATTTTTTCTTTATGATGTCTGCACCTTTAAGACCATAAATAGCACTCACTACTCCTATAAATAATGCTTGATACCAAAAAGGCATATTATTAAATTGATTAAAAAACTTATCTACCTTTTCCATAATTTCTGGATCATCACTAAAGATACTCCAAATCAATAACATCACAGGAGCCGAAACTAAAATTAATACGAACTCATCTTTCCAGCCTTGTTGATTATTTTGCATTACAGCTTTTTGATACTCTACTTCTCCATTTGCCATTTTTTCTGCGTGACGCATTTCTGCAACTGATTCAAATTCTTTTGCTCTTCTTCGATTAGAAGCAATAGACATTCCTGTTTTAATTATTCCTGGTACTAATTTAGATGCAATGTTTAACCACATAATTATTTTTGTTGTATTTTTTCTATCAGCATATCTATAACATGTTTTGCTTTATTTAGGTCCTTAATTTGATCTTTTATATTTTTATGTTTTAAATTATATCTTGAAATATATTTTACTACTTTAACCTGACAGGCATTAAGATTATTATCCATAGCATAGTCTAAAGGCTGAATTTTAAGCCTCTTATACCAATCTCCACCCACTTGCTCGGAAAAAGCTGATTCGTTACTCTGCGT